GCGGCGGCATCTTCCCAAGCAACTCCACTGCCTGTCGAAGTCAACACTTGACCATCAGAACCCTGCCCACCATTGACCTTGAAGTTCTCAGTATCGACCAATCCAAAGTATGAGTTCTTGAACTTGAGAGATGAAGTTCCTAAATCAACATCGTTATCTGTGACTGGCTCCAATGAACCGTCTTTGAAAATGACCTGTGCAGTTCCATTGGAAGTGAATCCTAACTGCCCACTCGCAGGGCGATAGATACCTGTGTCTGTATCATCAACGAATCTAAGAGTTGGTGCAGATGCTCCACCATCTGATATTCCTAACTTGTTGTTTCCACTAACATTGATTGTTGCAGTTGCCGTCACTGTTCCTGTTAAGGTTGGACTTGTTAGGGATTTGTTTGTTAGAGTTTGACTTCCTGTGAGAGTTGCAACTGTTGAGTCGATACTCAGTGAAACAGTTCCCGAAGTTCCCCCACCACTCAGACCAGTCGATGCAGTCACACCAGTTATGTCACCAGTAGTAGCGTCAGCAAAAGATAGATTTCCACTTCCATCTGTTTTGATTATTTGATTTGCAGACCCATCTGATTGAGGCAAATAATACAGGCCGTTTATTTGCACCTTACTTGTTGAATCCCTGCCGATGCTTACTTTGGTATTGGCATCATCACCGTTGACGATGTAAATGCTTCCAGCAGTGCTATCATTTATCTGAATATATGGCTCAGTAAAACCTGCATTTGTGTTGGTAGTCAGCACCAAATCTTGTGAACCACTTGAAGATATTTTGGCGGTAGCAGACCCCGTTCCAAATAGAGTTGTAGCACTACCGAGTGTTTTGTTTGTGAGAGTCTGAGTTCCTGTGAGAGTTGCAACTGTTGAATCAATGTTCAATGTGACTGCACCCGAAGTTCCCCCACCTGACAATCCTGTTCCAGCAGTGACTCCAGTAATATCTCCAACATTCGGAGTTTCCCAAGCAACTCCTGAACCTGTCGAAGTCAACACCTGTCCGTCAGAACCTTGAGCCCCTGCAATCGTCAAGTTGTTCGTATCTAATGTTCCAACAACATCGACTGTTCCATCTGCGGCAATAGTCATCCTTGAAGTTGCATTGGTTGAGAATCCCAAGATGTCTGTTCCACCTGAATACATTCCAGTGTTGGTATCTCCGCTAAACCTGAACGCAGGTGATGATGCTGAACCTGATACCGAAGAAGTGAATCTTTCCGATAGAGTTTCACCACCAATTTCCACATCATAGGTTAGACTACTTGATGGGTTCTTCAATATCCCAACCTTTCCATTATTCTTAGCAACGAAAGCAGATGTATCACTTGCTTGGTCATGGACTTCAAACGCATTACCTGTTCCTGTTTGAACTATCTTGACTAACGCAGTATCGCTCTCATCAGAAATCAAAACTTGCTCAGAACCACTCGTCAAAGTTGTAGCAATCAATCCAGTCAGTGTCGGACTCGACAGGGTTTTGTTTGTCAGAGTTTGAGTTCCTGTTAGAGTTGCAACTGATGAATCTATGTTGAAAGTCAGAGTTTCATTTGACGATTGGTTAGTAGTGAAATCTCCACCACCCGAAAGTCCAGTTCCAGCAGTCAATGTGATTGTTGAATCATTGGGTGTCGAACCACTTGAACCATTGCTGATATCTGTGATGATTCCTCTTGCGTCAACTGTGATGTTTGTGTTCGTATATGACCCAGCAGATACACTGCCTTGATTTGGAATACTGAGGGTTGCACTTCCACTCGTTGCCCCACCCGACAAACCTGCTCCAGCAACGACTGCGGTAATATCTCCTGAGCCGGAACCAAATGGTAGGTTTGAAATCAATACTTTCTTTGTTGAATTATCCGTTGAATCAACAATTGAAACATAGTCTGATGTCGAGGCAGTTGCACCCAATGCTGAGAGTTCATGAAGGTCAAGTGCTAATGATACTGCACCCGAAGTTCCACCACCACTCAGACCAACTCCGGCAGTGACTCCGGTTATGTCGCCAACTTCCATTGTAGTCCAAGAGAATGAACCATCGCCATCAGAGGTCAATGCCTGACCACTTGAACCGTTCCCACTTACATTCAATTGAGTTGCACCTATCGAATTATCTGCAACACCCAAAGTGACTCCACCTGATGTTCCCCCACCAGTCAAAGATTGACCCGCAGTCACGGCAGTGATATCACCAACATTGGTAGTGTAGCCACTATCATTTGTCCATTGAGAAATGTTCCCTGACTTGTTGGTAAAGGTCTGAGTATTCGATGCAGTTGTAGTTCCTGTATTCGTAGTGTAGCCATAGGATAGAATCTTGTCTTGGATGGCGGCAGAAGTCATGATTGTTGTATCATTATCTGCAAAGGATTCGCTACTCAGTTGAACTGCGGCTGGAGCGATATTTGAGAATGCAACAGACGACAATGTT